TTTTTTACGCAAAACGCTTTAGCTGTTTTTAAACTGTCAAAGTCAATGTTTTTTCTAGGAACATACTTGCCCACCCCGTTTGCTTTGTCGAGCAACGTGTCTACAAAAATATCTGGGGCGTAACTACTAGACGCTGTAGCCTCTCCAGGAGACTCGACTGTTCGACATAATTTTCCTTTTTTTACCATTGTGCTTACGCTTCGCAAGTCCTGAATATTTCTGCCCGCAAAAACCCCTAAAGACATTGTTTGTATTCCTTTGTACTTGTCTGCATAGCCCGAATCAAGCTGTTGCTCAGTTACTGCAGTTAATGCAATTTCCGGGCCGGATTCAAAACTAAATGCTACTTGAGTGTCTGAATTTACAGAGAACATGTCCCACTCATTAGTCAGATACGGACCGCGTTCTGCTTCGTTAGGATACCCAACCAAAAGACCAATTTCTCGCCCAATAAAATTAATAGAGTTGGTTGTTTTACCTAAAGGTATTGTTGTAGCTTGGTCGGCATTTTCTAAAAAGAAATAACTTGTAAAGCTTCTAGTATCTAGTTCAGCGTTTACGTCAAAGACAGGATCAAATTTAAATTCCCATTCTGTTTGCAACTCACTATAAAAAATTATTTGCGTGTAAAAATCAGCCTCGCTGCCGTGCCGTACAGCAAACATGTGAGGGATTTCGTTCCAGGTGCCCTGCCCGGCTTGCCGATAAGCCATTTTAAAAAAGGCCATTCGACTTTTTACACCGTTATCAGATTCGCTGTATCCATCAACTTTTCTGTCTCCGTATTTCTTCTGTCGCCCTGAAATGCGTCTAAATAGCTTGCTTTTAAATGAAAATGTTACTGCATTGCATGGGCTTACTGTGCTATACGTAGCCATCTCCGCCTTTACTAGACATTTTGTAAAAAAGTTATTGTCAAGACTATTCAGAAAACTATCGGGCCAATTCTCTAACATAACTTCAATAGTATTTAAAGCATCTTTTTTATCTCTAATAAGCCTTTTTAAATCTGACCTAATTTGTTTTGTTCCTTTGCGATCTTTTATTTGCAGATTGTCTGGAACTTCTTCCAAAAAATCATCGAGCAGAGCAATGTCAGCCTCAATAATGGAAATTGCATCTGCCCGTCTTCGACCAAGTAGTTTTCTTACGCGCATGTTAATTCTTACTAACTGCTTTTCTTCTAAATTTTGTAAAGCCGAAAACTCTTCAAACGTTGTTTTTTGAAGACCCGTGCCTTCAGTCAACACTGTTCTTTTGGCTGTGCTGAGATTTTCTGGTGTTTGATTTTCAACCGCGTCTTGACTAATTGTTGTTGTTATTGGGTCTATGTTAAGTTCAGTAGTGCTTAATTTAGCTAACTTTGCCTTAGTATCTAAAAAATTAGTTCGCCTATTAATTAATCTAACGTCGTTAGAAAAAAGCTCTGTACTTGTTCTATTTTTAACTTCAGTAAAATTAAATAAATTCAATACATTCCTTGAATCTATGTACGCAAATGTATAATGATGGCTAGCATCATATCCTACAAGCTCTGAGTCAGGAGGTGTTAGAACCCCTGGGAAAAATCTTTTATCTCTAACTTTATTGCCATCACGCAATACATCATCTATCTTGCCCGTTTGTACAGACATACATGTTTGGCCTACAGGTTCACCATCAATAACAATAGGATCAAAATAAAAACTGCTAAAAGGGTTTTTGTTTGTTGTGCCGTCTATGTCTCCTCGCTTTTCATTATAATTGTCTATAGTGTCAATATAGCTAAAAGCCATGTTCGGTATATCATTGTCCGCTCCATCAAACACCCCTGCGTTAATGTCCTCGATAAGTTTTTTTAGCGCTTTTTTCTGCTGTTTTGCTTGGCTTTTTATTTCTTTTGTTGTAATTGTCAAATCAATTGGGTCTCCGTTAGCGTCTACGGGGTCTTCTGCCCCCACCCGCTCTCTAAGATCTTTGGTAAAATCAATAGACCCACCTTTGGGAAAATATTCTACTCTTTGGGTCAACTCCACCGTACGTTCTTTTCCATCACCATTTTCAGGATCAAAATTTAAATCTACTGTTGCTGTGTATTCAGGATTCCATGTAACCTCCAGCTGGCCTGAAAAATTTATGTTCATATTTAAATCAATTGTCTCGCCATCAGCGTCTATATGTTCCAGGAGCACTACGTCTCGCTCCTCTTCCTCTCCGCCTTTTAAGATGTCCTTTGCCTCTTCAAATTTATCTTCAATAGCGTCTAATTCTTCTACTTTGACATTTAAAGGCGTTTTTTCACCGTACGGAGTGCTGGGTACCCTACCTTTTTCTATACATACAAATTTAGCCTGTACGTTATCGTTATCTGTTAAAATTCTGTCGTTTCCAATGTAGCCATCAAGCCTAAATTTAGCTGCACCAAGAATATAAGTGCTGCTAAAATCTAATGCTTCTAGCATCTGACGCCGCATATTTTCAGCAGTTTTTCTAGGTACATCGTCGTCTCTTTTTTTAGTTGTATCATCAAAATATAAAACAATTGAATCATTTTCATCGAAAAAAACAGAGGTTTCACCGGCGTTTCTCCACAAATTGTTATTACCTTTATTACTTTGCATTTCAACGCCTATATTATGTTTTTCAGTCTTACCTTTTTTATCACGACTTAATACGTTTACGTTTATAGGAATTGAATCGTAAACCCCTAGGCTGGTAAAAGAAGAAGGTGTATAAGCCTGGCTGTAACCCAACCTAGTATGCCTAGCTAATGACTGATCGTTACTTTTTAATTCTGTATTTAGACATAAAAAAGCTGGTTTATCGTCACCAGGCGTTAACAAACTTGGGTAACGAGTTTTGCCTGCAAAGCCATCCACAAAACTGTTAAATTTAGGTGGTTCGTTTAGCCCCTCAAATACATAAATACTTTTTCTATCTAAATCAGAAAAAGGTAGCTGGCCAAAAGCTGTTCTTGTGTAATCAATTTCTTGGATCTCTGACGCACCAAGCATTACTACTAGTCGCATAAATTGAGATGACCCGAAGCTGTCTATTGCGGACCACAACAAAGAACCGTTTACACGCACGTTGCCCTTGGGGTTATCTTCACTGTTTGTGTAGACGAGATTTACTGGGTCTCCGTATTTAGCAAGGTCTTGTGCGCTGTTAAAACCAAAACTAGGCGCAAACCTTTTTTGCCTACTACGTCTACTAGCATCTGGAACTTCCGGCTTAGGCGCTAAAAGTGCTGCCCCAACCTGAAATAAAATCCCTACAACCGTTAATATTATTGAAAGAGTAACTGGATCGGGGCTAGGTCCATTACGAATATCTAAAGCAGTGCCAATTTTTGGATCGTTGTATTCTTCTTGAACAACAAGAAAATCAAAGTACTCTTCTTTGCTGACGCCCAGCGCTTCGATCAGCTGGTGCTCGTATGGAAGAAGCTTACGCATCAGTCAATCCAAAAGTAGTAAGCAGAAACCCGGGAAATCGGAACGCGAATGACTCGCTTGCCAGCAGAAATAAAAACAACGCTGTTGTTAACAACGCTACCTAAAGCCGGGCTTGTTGGATCAGCTAGCAAAGCTACCGCTCCATGTTCCGGTAGTGTAAGCCGCCTTCCGGCCTGAAGTAACCACTTTGCAAGACGAATTGGCTTAAACGTATCTTGCGTGTAAGAGTTGTAAGCCCACGCAAACTTGCTGGAGTAATCGCTTAGACCCAAGCGCTTGCGAATTTCGCATACAAGCTGAAAGCAGTCTGTGCAGCCCTTACCATCAGCAAAAGAAGCACCCCACTGATACTCCAAGCCAATTAGGTCATTCATCGCAATGACAAGGCAGAGTCTAATGGGAGTATGCCAACGTTGTCTTCGCTTAACCGTCGAGCAGGAAAACTTGAGCCAACAGCATCTATTGCAGTATTAAAGCGCAACTCAATAGTATCTTCACTAAAAGTTGCTCCAAGGCCAATATAAAATTCTTTAGCTAAAAAATAATTTTGTACCGTACTATCAGCGTTAACAGTTTTTGTAGTAAGCTGTAATTGACTTTCTCTGTTGCCTTTTGCAGCTTCTACAAGAGCAATTGCATACTGTGTTGCAGGAAATAATACTTGTATCTGCGAGTTATCCCCTCCAATACTTGAGGTCTCGCCGATTACCTGAAATGGCGCAAAATTAAACATTTTATTTCCTTTTTGCTTGCCCTCAATAAAATAATTTTGAAATAAATACGGCGAGCCTGCCGCATCTGTTAAATCAAAAAATTGAACCAAACGAATTTCGTTTGTCATGCTTGAAGCTCTCCTATAAAACTTACGGTTACTGTGCTTAAATTACTTTGAACGCTTTGCACCTCAGGCGGTTTTGCATAACGCCATTTTATATCAGCCGGAGCTTGAATATAGTCTAAAACAGCATCTTCCATTCCCACAAACACTGGATCGGGAACAGTAAAACTAGAAAAAGTTCCATTTGCCTGGTCATAATGTTTTAAAATACCTGTTGTGGTTCTAGAATCCACATCACTGGAGTCTGAAATGTTTTTAAAAGTAAGGTCTAAAGTGTAGTTTGTTTTTGTGTTGCCGAACGCACGCTTAAAGACCACTCCAGACAACGACGTGTAAGTAGTACTCGGAATGTCACCCATCTTGAATTTACGGGTGGTTGGCTTTATATCAGGAAATGGAGCTATAGTAGTCATCAGCGAATACCTACCCTAGAGCGTGTACGGGGGCTGTTCTGCATCTTATCTAATGTCATGCTCATACCCTGCTTTGCACCGTCGCTAGCAGCCTGACGACGGGTTGTAGCCATAGCAGTCTCAAGCTGTTCACGACTTACAAATTCCGTTCCACCAATATTAGTCGTCTCGAAGGTGAAATTCATTTGTGGTGCGCCAACTCCTGCAGGTGAACGTCCCATCATTTGGCGCATGTCCTCATTACGCATGATGCCACCACTTGAACCAGGGATAAACATCTCAGGTCCACGCTCTCCAACCATATAAGGACGACCACCTTCTACTGGACCACCGTTTGCCATACGTGGAGAATCAAATCCTCCGCCTATAATCCCTCCACTCAATGGCATATCAGTGCTCCAAGCAACTCCGGTCGAACTTGACATTGCAGCTGCTTGAGTAGGCGAAGCACCCATAACAGCAGCATCTCCAGCAGAAGCTCCTCCACTAGCCAAACCAGCAAATGCTTTTGCGATGCCGATAGCGATGTAGGTAGCAATCATACGCGTACCTTCTTGCACCAAAGTGTCTCCAATGGTCCGCAAGAAGTCTGCAAACGCTTCTTGGGCAGACTTAGTCCCTTGAACAACTTCGCTAAGGCCATTAATTAATGAACCAACAGCAGGAGACACCATTGCAAAAGCGTCATTAAATTGTTGTTGCCTTACGCGAGCAGCGTCAATTGCAGGCTGCAATTGCTCGTAAGCTTTTTTTGCTGCCTGCAAATCTTTTAAATCGTTTTCAAGTGGCAAACTTAATTCAGGATCTACTGATGAAATACTTGAAATACGTTCTTGTAATCTTTCAATTTGAGCATTATAAAGATCTAGTTGAAGCGTACGATCTTCTAATAAGTTAGCATCTAACAAAACGCTCTGTTCAAAAAATCCAAGGCCAGGTCCGCCAGCTGCAAACGCCCGGCTTGGGTCCATTTGATTGATGTCGCGCTGTGTACTCAATGCTTGCTGCAGTTTGTTCAATTCACGCGCATTAACAATTGCTTGCGCTGCGTCTTGCCTCATAATCTCATTTTGATGAATTTGCTCGTTTAAAAGAACTGTTTTCTTTTGAAGTAAACTTATTTCCTGTGCAACAGCACGCATTGTTTGAATACGCAATTCAGGCTCTCGAATAGTTAATAAATTCATTTCCATCTGCTCAAGCTTTAAAGCAACTTGCGCCTCAAGTTGACGCTCGGTTGTTAAAAGTTTTCTTTCAAAATTATCTGCATCGCTAAAAGTAATTTCTTCCATACTACGTCTTACGTCAGCAATGTCTTGCATTGCCTGAAATTCACGTGTTGTTTGAGCAGACACGTCTCTTCTGATTTGAATCCTTGCCATTTCAACTGCGTTATCTCTGGCTGCTTTTGCTTGTCTTTCTTGCTCTTTAGTTTGGTCGATTAAAATTTGTAATTTATCTCTTTCAAGACCTGCTTCTAACTGATCTCTTCTTATCTCAAGCTCGCCTAAAGTTTTTTGAATGCTCAAAATACTTACTTGGCCCTGTTGAGAAGCCAATACATCACGAGTAAGTCCTAACCGCGCTTTTTCTAAATCAGCTGCAGCTTTCAAAGGCGCTAAACGTCCTTTAATAATATTGTTTAAATCTTTGTTGGCATCTATAGATTCTTTATCTGCTTTCTTAAGAGTAGCAAGTTCTTTTTCTAGACGTGAACGCGTCCCCTTTGCACTACGACCACGAATCGGACCTTCTAGCTGTGACTCAATGCTAGAAATGCGTTGATTTCGTTCGTCTACAGATTGCTCGCTAGAACCGCCAAGCATAAAAGTTCCAGCCTTAGCTAAACCTGTAAGAAGAGGCGCGACAAAACTACCTAAACGTGTTTTTAACTGCTCAAAAGCGTTAGTAAGTTTTGTAGTTTCTGTCCCTAAATTTTTTAATCCTTTAGTGCCTCCTTCGCCAATTAAAGCGGTTACTTCATTACTAGCAATACGACCACCAACCTCTGGAGCACCTAAAAATTGAGACAAACTAATTTGATTGCCAGCTGCCGTGCCAGCAAGTCCTGCCGCGCGAGCAAGTTTATCTAGATTCTCTGTTGGCTTGTTAAGAGCGCTTCCAAATTCAGCAATTTTTACAGCTGTACTTTCTAATGCGCCACCAATAGCGCTGCCAACGACGCCCATTAAAGGGCCAAAAAATTCACCAATACCGCCGCCAAGAATGCTTAGTGGTCCGCCGCCAAATAACGCTGGAAACGCTGCTCCGACTGCAACTCGTTGGAACTTGTTAGGCCCACGACTTTTAGATTTATTTGTATCCTTTGCTGATGCTTTGTCAGTTTTATTCTGAGCATTTTTTGTCGAAAGAACTTGATTTTCAAGCTTTAATATTTGGCGTAAAGCGTTTAATTCATTATCTAAAAGATTTAAAGTTTTTAAATCAAGAGTTAAGCTGCTGTCTTTTGTGTTAAGAATAAATTGCTCAACACGCGATTTTGCTTCAGAAACATCAACTCCCCTTGCTGCAAGCGTGTTTAATTTTTCTTGAACAATTACTGCAGAATTTTGAATATTCTGAAGACGCTTGGGCGCAGCAAGTGGACTAATTTCTCCTGTGCGCCGCACTCCGCCTTCTTTGTTTTTCCGTGCACGCGCTGCACGCTCCAAAGACATCCGCTGGCGTTCTACTTCAGTAGTAATCTGCCTCGAAAGAGTAAGTTCATTGGCAGCTAACTGGTTTGTAGCTTCGCCTAAATCGTTGCGAAGTTTTGTTTTTTGAACATCGTCAAGGTTGGCTTCGTTAATTCGTTTTTCAACAGCAAGTTGCCTAGTAAGTTGTTGTTCAACGCTCTTTTCAAATTTTTCTCGTTGCTTGAAAGCTTGAACTGTTCCAAGATCTGTTGCTGGGCCTGCTTTTGGAGAAATTTTAGATGTCTGTCCATCAAGCCTTGCAGAACCAAGCCGCTGCTCTACGCCTGCAATAGCCTCTTCTAAAGCTCTAAACTCATTTGAACCAATGTCTACAACACTTAAAGTTCGCTCTAACTCTCCTCTATAAACCTCTAAAGCTGCAGAAGTATTTTGTACCTTCCCTCCTAAAGCTATTAATTCAGGAACACCTTTAAAAGATTCATTAAAAGAAGTTTTTCCTCGCGCAAAAAGACGACTTTCAGTGTCGATACGAGCTAATTGAGCAAGTCTTAGCTTTTGCTCTGCTTTGACTTGGCTCTCTATTGCATTTTTGTAAAGAGCTCCCCCAATTTTTGACTGAGCAGCAACTCGCGACAAAGCACTAACTTGTTTGCTTAAACCAACCTCAGTGTTAGCGAGTTGCCTTTTTCCGTTAGCAATCCCGCGAGCAAAGTCATTTACACTTTTTGCTAATTGTTTATATACATCGTTTGCCCTTCTGCCATCATCAAGAGCAACTGGAGTTTTACTAATACTTTGAAGAACATCACGAATATCTTCTGTCTTCCTCAGAATCTCTGCTACTTCTCTGGAACTTTTGCCACTAACCGCAATGTCAATAATGGCGCTGTAACGGTTTGCGGCCACTGCGCCATCTAAATGCTTCTACAAGCTTACCGCCTACGGCGGACTTTATCTGCTTCTTTCTGCTGGTCTTCGTTGATTACGGTGAAATAGGCGCTCCAACCGATCAATTCTTCTGGGGTCATCGTGGCGCGAACCTCTGACAAGCTCATGCCAAGCTCCTTGGCAACGCCAAATTGCAGCATGAGCCAATTGTCCTTCCGAAGCTCAGCGCTTAGGATTTTGGGTCCATTTCAGCAGCTTCATCGCCAGTAAGCACGCAAAGCATCAAAGTTTGCAGGTCTTTGTCCTTAACCTCGTTTTTAAGCACATCAATCTCGCCTGCGTTAAACAGTTTTTGACCGTTGGCATCCTGTGCTTTGGAAATCAACAGCTGCAAAGCGAAAGCGTTGGCATCATCAGACTTAGCCTGCCGTTGAGCACGCTCACGCTCAGCCATTGTCAAAGGTGTCACATACATCTCAAATTCCGTTCCATCGGAAAGCTCTACTACCTTTTTTGTAGGCTCTAAATTTGCAGCTTTACGAAGACGATCAATTGCTCGCAATGAAGATGTACCGGCCATACAAATGATTGTGTATCCAATTACTGTAGCAGCACATTAAAAAAAGCCCCGGACAAACCAGGGCTTTTCTTGTTTTAATCGTGAACTACGACTTAGCAAAGTCGAAGGTTGGCGTTGTGGTGGGACGGAAGTTAATTTCAACAGACTGGGCATCATCAGGGTTGATAGCCAAGCTTGCTGTAGTCAAGTTTGCTTCAAACTCAATAGAACGACTCAGTGTGTCGTTGAGGCTGCCACCGCTAAATACCTGATCGGTATAAAGCTTGAACTTACAACCAGTTTGAACACGTTGCAGCACGTCCTCAACCATACGGTTGCCTAGTGCATCGTCAGTGTCAGTGAAGTACACGGTTGCACTT